AGTACCGAATTCATCGCCGATGCTGATTCGATCGATAGCTGCTGCTGCGGCTTGCGTGCTGAGCGCATCTAGATGCGTCCAGTTTAATACCCCTGACGAATTGTAGACAGCCCAATGTGCTCGAGGCGCCTCAGTCACCGAGTCTTTGCTAGTGACAAACCAATACCAATTCGCCGGATTACCAAACGACGGAATATTCGTGTCGGCTTGTTCAGTAGGCATCCACATGTCGCCATCGCAGAACAAACCGCGTTGACTGAAGTTGGAGGGATTGTACGCTCTCCACATCATGGACGAGCCGCCGAAAAGATTCGGCATATACAACGCTGCCGTGGTGTATGCGCTACTACCGAGTCCTCCGGCAGAAGGAGCGGCGATCGTGAGGTGACATGCCTCCGCTTGTGCGCCATACAAACTCACGAGCTGGTGTCAATCCAAATATCGCCGACAGCAGGAGATGAAGGGGGCGTCGTGGAAACAGTAATCGCAGGGCCTGCGTAACTCGTTCCCACGGGTCCTTGCGGACCAGTGGCCCCAGTAGCACCGGTAGCTCCAGCCGGACCCTGAGGTCCTGTTGGTCCGGTGTCGCCAGTATCTCCCTTAGGGCCTTGCGGACCAGTGGCCCCGGTAGCGCCAGTAGGACCTGCTGGGCCCGCGGGTCCTTGCGGTCCCTGTGGGCCCGGAACACCGTCAATGACAGCCGCGGCAATCATCGCCGCAATAGCGTCATGATTCTCGTGATACGGCAAACCGGACCACGTAGTAACGCCATTGCCCATTTTGAATTTGTCGGTGTCGCTTTCGACACCGGGTTCACCAGCTCGTAAGATAGGATTAGCCGCGGTCCATTCGGCAGCGGTTCCCCGACGAAGCTGGAACACGAAATTCTTCATCAAGGCCTGCCTCCATCCAAGACTTCAGTGTCAGGATCGGGATTCGGATCAACCCAGGCAACGCCCTCTCGCTGCACGCTGATTCGCCACTCGAGCTCTTTGATCTGTGCTTGCATCGCATCGATCAGATAGCCAAGTGTGGGCGGATCGAACAGCATCCGAACTCTGAGGTACACGTACCCCTTGATGTTGTTCAGTCGAGGGTCGCTCCCGAGGAAGTCAGACCACAACGCATTCTTGTCCGTGATCATGAACCCGTCTTCGGGTCCGATGCCCAGCTGGTTCAGCGTGCTCAGTACTGAATTGATGTACAGAATCACGTCCTGATCGAACGCCGTGTAGTCAGAGGCGAGGTTCAGAACTTTCTTCGTGTCATCGAGAATGCTTCCGGTCATGTTCACCTCCCTCGGGAGCTACCATTTTGACGGGAATGATCAGGCTGGCGGAATCTTCTGAAGAGTGGCGATGTCGACGCCGAGAACACGCATGTCCTCGAAATTCATCTGGACGGTCGGGTCGCCACCCTTCTCCCTGATCCACCACTCGAGTCCAGTCATCTCAGTCGGATCCTCGACGTGGCGACGAAGCATCCCGTCGCCGACCCAGATCTCGTCGGTGCCCTTTCTCTGGACCAGCATCAGATTCTTGAACACGCCATCCTCCTCGACCGCCGGCTTCGGCGGATTGACGAATGAGTCGTACGCCTGCTGTGCCGCCGCGATGACGGCGGAGAAAACGGAGTCCATGTAGGGACCCGAACAGGCAGTCGAATACCAGTGGTGATGTGGGACGAGATTGGTCGAATTCGGGCGAGTGTTGATCACGTGAGCGAAAAGCCATCCGGCGAGACGAGCCGCGGACTTCCACGTCGTCTCAGAAACGGGCCAGTTCCCACCCGTGGCCGAATTGGACATCTCGATCGAGATCGACGTCTGATTCCCGATCGTGTTGCCGCATGACCAGGCGTACTCGTCCACCTTGACGTACTGCGCAACTGCGCCAGATCGGTCGACATCGAAATGCGCCGATGCTTCGCGCGTCTGCCAGGCGGAGAGAACCTGCTCGTGCGACAAGACTCCCGCATTGTGGTGCAGCGTCACCATCGTCTTCTTGTACGCGACGTGATTGACGTGGCCGGTGGCGCTTAGTCCCGCAATCAGATCCTTGACCGGCTGGTCGTAGGGGATCGTCGTCATGTCACTCCTTGTCGAGGTGTGTCAGCACCTCGTTGATGGCCGGCTGGCTAAAGCCGGCACCCCTGAGACGCTGCGCCAGACCCTTCGACTCGCCCCACTCGCCATTCTGAACCTGCTGGACGAGGTTGACACCGGTCGGAGCGTAGGCGTGCGGTGCGCCACTGGCGAGACGAGCGTTCACACCGGACAGAACGGCCGCGGCGTCGTACCCCTCCTCGTTCAGACGCGTACGAGCTGCGTCGTGATCGCCGTAGCGACCGCCGAGAACCTCGTTCACGAGCTGTTCCACGGACTTTCCCCCGGAGGTATCCGCAGCGGGTTCGGTTCCGACCGTCACCAGATCGGCATCGGTGGATTCGGCAGTCGCCTTGGCCTTGCTGCTGGGCGCCATCGTTTCTCCTACCATAGTTTCGTATCACCAGCCTGTCTCGGAACGTAAGGCTTGCTGAGTTGGCTGGCGTCTCCGTAGTGGATCGCGTTGTGCGTGTCGTGCGTCGTGCAGATGAGGTTCTCTAGATCCAGTGCAAGACGGCTTCCGTTCTCTAGATCTTCTTGTGTGACAGGATTCATGTGATGCACGATCAAACGAGAATGTATTTCTCGTCCTTCTATGCCAAGATCGCACGCGTGGTCTCGAATGATTGCTTGATTACGCAGAGAGCGCCACGCCTGTGACATATAGAACCGTTGATTGATCCAACGGTTGTGTCCGAACGTTTCACAGCCCACAGAACCTTGTATGGACAGATAGTGGAATCTCTCCTCGAAGGTCGGGAGCCGAATCAGTTCGGAATATGTCCTACTACTCGTATTCATCGTATTCGGACTGCTCTGGGTCAGGCGCATTGCCTGTATATTTCCGCATTGCTTCCAAAGCATTGTCGATAAGCTCTGCAGTCCGCATCTCAGACTCCATAGCTTGTCGTTTCGTCTCTAGAAGAGACACTTCGTGCTTCAAACGTTCTTGTTCGAGCTTTTCGCGTGATGAACCAAGCTTCAGGTAATGCGAAATGACCTGCGCCGAAGCTGTGCCCTCCATGAGTTGTCTCTCAGTGAGGTCTACAGCCAAACGGATGAGCTGATTCTCTCGTTCTTGAGGCGTGCGAGCGGGCGCCCGAGAAGTTTCACTCGCTTCAGAAGTAGTTCTCCGGCGAGATGCCACTGTTGAGACCTCCTTTCGAAGACTTCCCGGGGAGAAACATTGGGGAAAAAGTCCCTCCGGGGGTATTTTTTGGAGCCACGCGATGCAGAGGGGGTCCCAAAGTTGCGAGACCCCCTCCCCCCTTTCGAAAGGAGTTTCGATTACGCAACAATATCTTCGTTCCAGCCATCAGGAGCTGGGACGAGACGGTACATTCCATTTGGATTTAATTCAGCAGCTTCGAGAACTGCATCTTCTATTGCATTTGATTGATCTGTTTCCGATAGTTCGCTCGAGGAGATGGTGATGCGGGCGAGGTACCCTGTGGTGTGGTAGCCTGAGCTCTCATCAAAACGATACCATTCATCGAACTGCGTGAACGGATTGTATGGATTGTCCACGGTAGTCAGCATGTGCACCATCACTCTCTCCTTTCTACAGAGCGTTCTTGAGTGTAGTAAGAGACACACCGATCTGATCCGCAACCTCTGCCTGCGTGTAGCCAAGATCAAGCATGATCCGAGCACGAGCAGTCTTGGCAGGAGTCATAGCGATCTTGGTTCTCGGTGTAGCTAGTTCCTTCACCTTCTCTTGATCTGCGTTGTTCAGTATCTTCTTCAGTGTGTTAGTACTGATAGCACCAGCCTGGATGGCAGCCCATTCCTGAGGCGTGATGTCGATGCGCTGTTTGCCGGCGCCTGTTCTCACGCGGGCCTCAGCCAAAGCCAAACCTTCGATCTTCTTACGATCTGAAGGTTCCATGTCTGGATTGGCATCCAGCTTTGCCCGGACTATGGCGTTTGCTATGAGCTGGGCCTGTCTTTCAAGAGGGGCGTTTTTCTCAGCTATGGCGAGTTTGGCACGGAGGGATGAAACCTGGGGTTCATAAGCCGACTTTGCAGACGGGCTGTATGGATTAGGCTTCGTGGTGACTGCGATCTGTCGTGCCTTATTAGCCAAGTCCTTCAATCTATTGGAGTGGTCTGCATAGACCTTCTCAATTGTGGTCCCCGAAGACAGTGTGTGGGCGTCCTGCGTTTCGGCCAGTTTCCTGGACTTAATGGTACGCAGTACAGTCTGGCCTTTCCTATTTGTTATCGTTGCGCCCGTAGGAACAAACACCTTCTGTCCAGTCATCTTGTCAACTGGACCGCCTTCTGCAGCAGGGCGGGGTTTTCTTTCGGGAATATGTACCTGAGATCGGGCGCGTGAAATCAAGGTTGAGGCGCCTGCTCGAGGACCGCCTTGATATTTAGTCTTGAGTTGGGCAATGCCATTATCAATGGCCGATTGCTTCCAATTAAGCTTGTGCTTCTCGGCGTCGATGACCACCATCGAATGACGAACAGCACGCGCTAGTTCTTGATGGGTCGCACCATGGATTGTCATATCCGTGATGAGATTCGATACTTCACCCATTTGAATGGCTTTGGTTCTGGCCGTCATAACTTTCATACCCTCGTACGCTGGGTAAGACCGTTGCGGATCGAAACCTTTCAGCCCTTCGAGCGCAGGCGAAGTCTTGACCTGCCGCCTGTTATTGGGGATGACAAGAACTGTGTCACCATCGAAGTCGGCGCCAGACAAACGTTCTGCTACTTTTGCGTTGATGCCGACCGCATCTTTGGCATTGCCCAAAGCAGTACGTGCTTGAGGATGACGGTTGTTGACCGTCAGCTCTGGAATCTCAAACACACCGCCATGAGGGTAGCGAATGAGAACCACTCGCTCGCCATGCCTAAAGTTCGGCGCATAGATCTGATTTTCAGGAAGAGTGTTCATAGGAAGAATTACATTGGATCGCTGGCGAGGGAGCGCAGCAGCTTTCAAGCTTACCGAAGCCGAATCAGCACTATCGGCAAAACCTTCAAGCAACTTTTGGCGAACAGTGGGGTTTGTCAATGACATGATGTCGTCGAATTCACGTTGCTTTCGTTCAAACAACATGTCGAGTTGCAGCTTGGCCAAAGCAGGACTCTGTTTCGACAACATCTGTGAAGATAGATTCTTAGACCAACGATCCCAATCGCCTTCTTCGTTGACGATGTTCATGGCAGAATTGACCTTGCCCGTCTTGGGGTTGATCCTCTGCCGAACAACGGCGCCGAATGGGTTGTCGGGGTCGTCTTTTATTGCTTTCATCGCGTCGAGCTTGTTGCCCGTGTTCTTTTTATTCGTATTGAAAAGAAGATCTACACCTTGCGGAAGATCTTCTTTGTACATTGCCATGCCTTTGAGATAATGCGTTCCATCGACTGCAATCCGGACCTGAGCATATCGAGCACTGCCCAGGCTGATATCGTCGATATTAGGCCGAACGTGGATGACGCCGTCAGAATCCGCGCCTCCATCTTCCGCGTAACGTATTCCAATTCGCTTGCTGGAGATAGACAGCGGTGTTTGGATCCCGATGTACGATCGCCCACCGTCTTCGGAGAACGACTGAATCTGCTTGATATTAGCACGATTAGCAGACACCTCCGAATAGGGAACGTCAGGAGCAGTGAGCACCTTGACAGTGGTTTGCTTTCCAGTGCCGAGCTGCTTCACCTTCAGATAGTGGACTTTGTAGCCTTCTTCTTGAAGAACCGCCACAGCAGTGGCCAATTTGGTCTGACTGATGCCAAGTTGATTCTCGACACCAGTACCGATGTCGATGTACTTCTTGGCGGCGACCTGTC